CAAATAAGGTTTGGCAATGAGTCTTTACTTTTTAATGACGATAAACATTTACTTCATGTTCAACAATTACAAAACTTATATTTTGCTTTACTTGGAGAAGAATTAACCATAAAATAAAACATTAATTATCAATTCAATCTAACCACTTTAACGAGTGGTTTTTTTATGCCTTAACAATAATGTGATACATAATCTAAAAATCGCATTATAATAGTATGGAAACATACAAGGTTATATTTAAGGAAGGCGAAACAACAGGGGTTTATGGAATTTCACTAGTGGAAAATCCAGCAATGGAATCTATGTTTATAGCCCTCAAAGAAGACACCAAACTACAATTAAAAGCAATCGACACCGAAAAAAGAATCTTACTCGGTGCGGTGCTTATTCCAGAAAAACCAGTATACAGAAATCAAAACGGCAAGGAGTTTAATATCGTATTCCCAGCCGAAACAATATTACTTGCCTCCCAAAATTTTCTTAAACAAAGTTATCAATCAAGTTCGACATTAGAGCATAACGAAGATATGAAGTTATCCGATGTGACATTTGTTGAGAGTTGGATTAAAGAAGATATGGTAAACGACAAATCAGTACTACACGGATTTGATGAGCCAATAGGAACGTGGTTTGCCTCAATGAAGGTAGACAATGAGCAAGTATGGAATGATTACATAAAGACGGGAAAAGTAACGGGATTTTCAATAGACGGCTTTTTCGATTTAGAACAAATTAATTTAAACAAACAAGAAATGAATGTAAACGAAATCGTAAACGCGATTACAGAAGGTTTTCTTTCATTGACAAAAGCACAAGTACAACTTGGAAGCATCGCCAATCAAGACGGAAGTATCACTTTCAATTTTGAGGGCGACACAATCGCGGTGGGTACTTTAATGTCAATGACTGGAGCAGACGGAGAATTACCAGTGCCAGACGGGGATTATACACTAGCCGATGGAATGATGGTAAAAGTAGTGGGATCGACAGTTTCAGAAATTGGATCGCCAGAGGCAGCAGTAGAAGAAGAAAATGCACCCGCTCCAATGGCAGCAGCACCACAAGGAAATCCAGTTGTAAAAAGCGAGAAATCAACACAAGAGGTTTTTTACCAATTGTCGAAAGAAGATTTCAACGCAATGACTTTGGAATTTGCAAGCCAATTGGAAAACAAAATTTCAGAATTAAGAAGCGAATTTAAGGCAGACTTGGAAAAACAAACCCCGGTTAGTTTGACTAAGGCAAAACCTGCATCAGAAAAAACATTTGAACAAATGACAGCGTTGGAGAAATTCAGAGCGTTAAAAAACTAACATTAAAAAATAAATAAACATGCCAATAGTATACAACAGCGTAGACATTAGAGGGATAGCCGCTGAACCTATCATCGAAGAAATCTTATTCGAAAATCAAACCATTAGCGGTGACATCGTTACGTTTGAAACCGACATTAAAGCGGAAACGATTTTTACCGAAGCAACAGCAACAGCAGTTTTGCAGCCTTACACAAGTGGAGTGCCTACTAGTGCAGGATCTTTAGTTGCTTTTGATTCAGTAGTAACACCTACAAAAGTTCAATTCTACCAAGAATTTGACCCTAACACTTTGAGGTTTTCACGTTTCAAAAGAGACATTAAACCGGGTGCGTGGGAGATTATGAGTTCAGAATTTGAAAGACTTTTGATTGGTGGACTTTACGCGAAACAAGTTTCAAACGCGGCTGAAAACGAGTTTTGGAATGGTGCAAAAGCAGCCACTAAAACAGCGGTTGCGGCACTTGTTGCAGGAGTGGGACAGACAGCAGTTGGAGCGGCAGAACAAGCGAAAGTTGCAGCATTAGCAGCTTCACAAGTTGATGGGGTTTTAGTTAAAATGATCTACAATGATTCAAACACCACAAGAACTTTAGGATTAGGAACTCGTATTAAAGTCGCAGGTGCAGTAATCACTAACTCCAACATCAAAGCAGAATACGACAAGATTTATGCAGCCATTCCTGCGCAAGTATTAGCGGGAGTTGAGCAACCATTAATCTACGCCCCACGTTCACACAAACAAATGATTGTGGCAGCCAACAACGTTACCACTGATTTCAACAAACCATTTGATGCAGACGCTAGTATGGCTAATGTTTACTTCAATGGAGTTAAAATAGTTTTCGTTCCACTACCGGAAAACACTTTGATTGCAGCCTTAAAATCTCACATCGTTTGGTGTACTGATTTAGTTGCCGACATTAACACCGTTCAAATTGACAAAATCGCCTTGAACCGTGAAGATATGTTCATCAAAAACAACTTGACATTGGCGGCTCACGTTGCTAACCAAAAGTTTAATGTTTTGTACGCAGGATAAAAAGTAACAAGGGGGGATTAGTTTCTCCCCTTATTTTAAATAAATAAGTATGCCTTGTGATGTAACAAAAGGCAGGGCGTTACCCTGCAAAGAATCAAGAATAGGGATTAAGAGTGTGGACTTCGCAGTCTTTAAAGATGCGGTTTTCACAATTACAGCAGGAGAAGTTACAGCGATACCTTTAGCGGTGACGGCAGTCTTCAGATACCAAGTAAAAGGAACGGGCAATAAGTTTGAAGACGTGGGTACGATCAACCAAGAAAATAGAACGGTTGAGTTCAAAAGCACATTATCTTTAGTATTGCCTAAATTGGGGGCGACTTCGGATGTTGAGTTATCGGCTTTGCTTTACGGCAGGGTTTACGCCTTTGTGAAAGACTTTAACGGCAACGTAATTGTTTGCGGCATCGAGTCAGGAATGGAAGCAACAGTAATGAATAAATCAACAGATACCCAGGGGTACTCTATTACTTTGGAAGCCTTGGATAAAGTGGTAAGTCCTCATTTGTCTTCAACAGCCAAAACAGCTTTGGAAGTGTTGGTAAGTGCAACTAATGTAGCACCGTAATTTTAACAATAACTTTATTAAACAAGCCTCTATTTAAGTATAGGGGCTTTTTTATTTGATACAAACCACTTGTTTTGCATTATTATAGTATGAGTATAGAAGTAATCCAATTATCGAATTATGTTAGACCGCTGGTTAAGGAAGTGCAGTCTAAGGAGTGGGTGCTTAATGGGGATAAAAACTCTTTTTATCAGTACATTATAGACCGCTATAACGGCAGCCCTACCAACCGTGCAATCATCGACAGCTATTCGCAATTTATTTATGGCAAGGGATTGACCAGCACACAGCAATCGTTTAAACCGTTGTTGTTTGCCACGATCAAAACCATCTTGGGAAAGAATGATTTAAGGTCAATTTGTCAGGACTACGCATTATTTGGAGAGGCTTCAATAGAATTGATCTACAAAAAAGGCGAATTAAAACAAGCCAAGCACGTTGCGAAAAACAACGTAGTGCCTCAAAAAATGAACGAGGACGGGGATATAGTTGGCTATTGGTACAGTCAGGATTTTAACCAACCCAGAAAATACGACCCTAAATTTATCGATGCTTTTGGATTCAAGGAAAAAAAAGAAGGCTCATTGATTTATGTTATTTCGGATTACCAAGTAGGGAAAACATATTTTACCGATCCTTCGTATTTGGCGGGAATGCCTTATGCGGAATTAGAGGAAGAAATAGCAAACTATTGCATCAACCACATTAAAAATGGTTTGTCGTTTGGTCACATCGTTAATATGAATAACGGCAAGCCAGAAAGCGAAGAACTTAAAAGCGAAATCCAAAAAGACATTAAGGATAAATTAACGGGGTCGCAGGGGGCTGGAAAATTCGTCTTGAATTTTAACGAGAACAAAGACACGGCTATAACGGTTGAAGCTTTGGAAGTTTCGGAAGCTCACAAACAATACGATTTTTTGAGCGCGGAATCCAGCCAGAAATTAATGATCTCCCACCGCGTTACTTCACCAATCCTTTTTGGCATCAAAGACAATACAGGATTAGGGAACAACGCCAATGAAATGGAGAGCGCATTTAACGAGTTGATGATAAACGTTATTGCCCCTAAAAAAGAGGTTATACTCGATGCCTTAATGGAAATCTTTACCGATGCAGGACTAGTTATTGACTTGGATTTTATCCCGCTTAGAAAAGCAGCAACACAAACTAATTTAAGCGCACACGATCACGACCATACGGATGATATGTTTGCCGATGCCTTGGTAGGTTTGGGAGAGCAAATCGACCTTAACGAATGGGAAACAATAGAAGAAAGCGAGTATAATGTAGATTCAAAACTAACGGAAACCGCTTTGAACTTATCGGCTATCCAATTGGCTTATGCTCCTAGTGCATTTGCCGAAAGAACAAGTGAGCAGGACACCAAATTATTTAAAATTCGATACGAATACAAGGGAAGTTTAGCACCGGAAAGGGCGTTTTGTAAAAAAATGATGGGTGCGAACTTAGTTTACCGTAAAGAAGACATAGAATTAGCGAGCAAAAAAGGGATAAATAAAGGTTTTGGACCGCGCGGGGCAGACACTTACAACCTATTTCTATACAAAGGCGGTGTAAACTGTAAACATTTCTGGCAAAGAAGCATCTTTTTAAAGAAAAATAACAACAAAATTACCAGCGAAAAGGCTAGAAAGATGCTAAATGATTTAGATCCGAGCCTACGAAAAGAAGCAAACTTCGAGAAAAATCCTCCAGAGGTTGCAAAATGGACTTATGACTTACCAAATCACGGGGCTAAATAATTATGGAAACACTACTATTGAATGATTTGGACATCACGCAAAACACACCTTTAGGGGGTAACATTGACGTGGATAAATACAGATTTTGTATCGCAGACGCTCAGGTTTCTAAATTGGAGGAAATCCTGGGGGAGACCTTGTATGAAAAGATTAAAAAAGACTACGCCACGAACGTTTTAAGCGGTCTTTATTTGATATTACACACTAAATACATTAAACCTTTTTTAATCCATCAGAGCGCAGTAGAATACCTTTTAGTTGGTGCTTATATGGTTTCCAATGGCGGGATATTCAAGAACACGCCACAAAACGGAACTCCAATAGAAAAAAACGAGGTTGATTACTTGGTGCAAAACCAAAGAAGCAAAGCGGAAATGTATCAACAACGTTTGGAAAAGTGGTTGAGCAGAAACAGCTTGCCGGAATACTACACCTACCTAAACAACACCATTGTAACCCCTGTTAAACAATCTTATGGAGGTTGGTATTTTGGGGATTAACCTAATCAATAAAAAATGAAAGAAACCGCAAAAGTGGAAAAAGTAGATCACGTTAAAGTTACGCGACTTATCAAGAAAATAGAACTGTACTTATCTAAAAAAGAAAATAAAAAATAAATGGCACAACAAGTTATAAACATTGGAACGGTTGCGGGAGACGGTACGGGCGACACTTTAAGAGACAGCCAAAGAAAAGTAAACGAAAACTTTTCGGAGGTGTACACGCGTTACGCTCCAAACTTGGGATTAGCGACCCCAACCGACACGCCGACAGGAACGGGCATAGCTTATTGGGATGCTTTAGTGGCGGGAACTTACACAAATTTTGGCGGGGTTGTTTTAGCAGCTAATAGCAGGGGTTTGATTTTTAGAAATTCATCTGGGGTATTTTCTATAACTCAAAGCACTTTAGATTTAACGGTAAAAGTAAACGTTTCGGATGTAATTAACACTTTGACTTCTAGTGAAACAACAAAACCGTTAAGCGCGGCACAGGGAAAAATTTTAAATGAGAAAATTGCAAAAGGGATTACTACTTGGACGGCTATTGTTTTTGCTAGTGGGGATCAAGTTAATTATTTAGGCAAAGATTGGGTTTCCAACGCTGCGACTTTATCAACTGATATTCCTGGCACTTCGACTAAATGGGTGGAGAGATTGAGTGGTTACGTTTCTGCGGAGATTGGCGTTTTGCCAAAAATCAACACGCTTGATTCAAACACTTTAGGCGATTGGTTGCCTAATGCAGGGGTGGTCACAAGCTACAACACAGCGCAAAATGCTTGGACGCTTACAATTAATTCAAATGGCTATCAGGGGTTAAACATGCCATCGGCTAAAAATCCTTTTTTAATCAACACGGATTACTATTTTGAAATAGAAACGCGTTTAGTATCGGGCGATAGTGTTCCTATGAGAATAGGTCATTATACGTCAGCTTCTACTTACGCCGTTTTCACTCCAACCGCAGACTGGAAAATAATCAGGGTAAAAGTTAATTCCGCTAATTTTTCAGATGGGATTTGGCTTTTTGCTCCAAACGCAATATACAACTCGGTAATTGAGATAAGAAAAATACAAGGATATACAAAACAAACACAACTCTCAATCATAGATACTCGTTTGCAAGCAGTAGAAGCAAATTCAGTATTAACAGGTGCGGATATTCAAGGATGGATAAATACGTATGATGTGGTTAATTTACCAAGCGGAACAATTACCGTAAATACTCAAATAGTAGTGCCAAGCGGAAAAAGAATAGTAGGCGTAAAAGGAAAAACCATTTTACAGGCTGGTGCAAGTTTGACAAATATGTTTTTAATTTCTAACGTTACCGATGTGACAATGGAAAATATTACCATTAAGGGGACGGCAGCGAATACCACTTTAGGGGGTGCGCATAACGGACCATTTGATGGTGTTGTAGATACTTTTACTGCCGCAATTAGTGAGACTAACATTGGCACGAAATCAGGCATTAAATTATATCAATCTGAAAGAATTGACATAAAAAATTGCAGTATTTCAAATTTCAATGCTTACGGAATACTAAGTGATTTATGTGGTTCTACATATGAGTATGGCATAAAATTAACGGACAATTACATCTCGGATAATTATTGCGGTTTGAAATTAGCCGACCAAAGTGAGTATTCCTCTTTTATGGGAAATTCATTCACGAAAAACCAAATAGGGGTGCGTTGTGATGCCGGAAATAATTTATTTTCAAACAATCATTTAGATAAAAATCGGGTGGGATTAGTAATGTCAAACGGGATAAACGACTCTCACGGTACTTTTTCCGCCTGCACATTTAATCATAACACACTTTATGGGATCGCTTTAAATGAATTGATTAGTGGTGAGATTTTTACAGGTTGTCAAATTTGGTTTGGGCACGTTTATGTTAAAAATTCAAAAGGAGTTGTTTTCAATTCTTGTTTAATCAACTCGGTTATTTATGCTGATGGAAATAAATTGGGCGGTGGCGCTTGGTCATTCATTAATAGCATGATGTTTGGATCTGCGGATATTGTTCATAATTATTTAGGAAACACAAGCAATTTAAGTTTAAAAGGAAATCTAAAAGCTGACGGCACAAGTTCAGCAGGTTTTAATAATTAAAAGATGAGCAAACAAGAATTTATAGACAAGTATTTAAACAAAGCCGTTAGCAAGAAGTTAACGGTGTTTCTTATCGCTTGTTATTTCGCTTATGCGGGGAAAATCACGGGGAGCGAATGGATAATTATAGCAACGGCATACATAGGAATAGTCGCATTTACCGAAACAATTTTAAGATTAAAAGATAAATAGAATGACTAAAGTAGAGGGCGAGAAAATTGACAGATTAGAGCAACACATGCGACTAATGAAAGCAGACGTGAATGACGTTCTTTCGGCTTTAATCGGAACGGATGCAAACGGCAAGAAAGGACTTGTTCCGGAGGTCGCCATCATCCAATCTGAAATCAAACTAATAAAATTAGAAATTGAAGCGATAAAACTTTCAAACGGTAAAAAAGACATAGTTTTTGAGCAGTTAAAATATGGCTTTGGGGTTGTGTTTGCTGGTTTTGTGGGTATTTTATTAAAAATAATATTTGGATAAATGAGATTAGACGAAAACGGTTATAAATTAATTACGGGTTTTGAGGGTTTAAAACTTAAACCTTATTTGTGTTCAGCTAAAGTGCCTACAATTGGCTACGGAAACACCTATTACCCAAATGGCAAACACGTAACTTTATTAGACGAAAAGATTACACAAGTAGAAGCCTTTGAAATGTTCAAAGAGGTTGCAGATCGTTTCGCATTAGCCGTAAATAAAAGACTAACTAAACCCGTAACACAAAATCAATTTAATAGCTTGGTTAGTTTCGCTTACAACGTGGGAACGGGAGCATTTATAAGCAGTACTTTATTAAAAAAAGTCAATATTAATCCAAACGATCCGAGCATCAAAACCGAGTTTTTAAAGTGGAATAAAGGCGGGGGCAAGGTAATAAACGGTTTGACTATTCGTAGAAATCAGGAACAAATCAATTATTTTCTAAAATAGTTACGTCAACATAGTAGTTTTTAAAGTTTTATAGTTATATTTGACCAACTTAAAAACTAAAATATGAAACTATCAAAGTCTTTATTATTTATCATTTTTTTTACAGCAATAACAGGAATATTTACAGGTGAAGATGTTTATTTTATTTCGACTGTTATATCTGTGTGCGCCTATTTTATAGTTAAAACTTTAGAGGAAAGACTATGACACCCTACCAAGTTTTAGAACTGTACCCAACGGTTGCCGAGTTCAAAATGTTTCTTTATCAGCTGCCTTTTGCCGAATTAAAGGCGACACTTTACCGATTTGAAAAGATGGAACTATACGACAAATGTATTATCATCGAAAGCGTCATCCAAGAAAAGATATCTTATAACGTAACGCCTTAATTATGACAGATTTAAAAGAAGTGTTCAAAATATTGGTGACTTTTTTAGTCATATCTCTATTGGTTTTGCTTTGCTCTTGTGGCTCTCGAAAAGTCCAAAAAAGCAACGTCGAGGAAGAAACCAAAACAGAGCAAACCGCAAAAGTCAACAACGATGTTGAGACGAAAACCGAAACAAAAACGGTCATCAATGACGAAAGCAACGAAATGGAAATTACTCCAATCGACACGTCAAAAGTTTTAATCATAAACGGCAAAACCTATAAAAACGCAAAAGTTAAATTTATTACCCGAAAAGCCAAAACCGAGATCAACGCAAAAGAGGTTGTAAAAGACAAAAGCAAAAGCGAAATTAAAGCCGTTACAGCCGTTAAAAAGCAAACGAAAGTAAAAGATATGGAAAAAGAAAACAATCCTTTTATGCCCTTGTTGTGGCTGCTTATTCCTGCTGTTTTAGTTTTGATTTGGAAGTATAAATATAAACTAATTGGATTATGAAAGACTCAATAGTAGAATCAGTAATACAACAGTATTTAGAGCGTTCTAACGTGGGAATAAAAAAATACGGTGTAACATTAGACAGAACAGATTTAAGCCTTATAGAATGGCTAGAACATACCAAACAGGAAGGAATGGATCAGGTTTTGTATTTAGAAAAAGCAATCCAACAACTAAAAGGCAAGTTATGAATGAAATCTTGAACCAGCTTTTAAACGATGTTGACAAACACGGAATTAATTTAGTTCGGGAACATTTGGCATATTACGAAAAGCAATTAAACGAGGTTAAAAGCAAATCAATTCTGAAAGATTACCCACAAAAACAAAACCAACCCTACATCCCGTTAATGGGAAAACATAATCAAACCTACTAATATGAGTAAATGGGACGACTACAACACGGACATTGTTACGCATTTAGAATTTATATCAAACAATACACATCTAGCCGAAAAGATTTTCCCAAAGGGCAGCCAGAAAGAAATCGAACGGCTTAGAAAGCACGTTGCGGTCATACGAAAATACGGCTTGCCAACGGTTACTGACGTGCCAATTTTCAGCAACAAAGAGCCAAAGAAAAGTTTGGCTTTGGAAGTTTTTAACGGGGGTAATCCTGATAATATATTAGTCATTGGCGATTTACACGCTCCTTTTACTTTACCTAAATATTTGAAGTTTTGCAGGGAACAGCAGGAAAAGTATAATTGTGGTACGGTTATTTTTATCGGTGATATTATAGACAATCACTATTCAAGTTATCACGAAAGCGATCCTGATGGATATTCAGCAGGTGAGGAATTGGATAGGGCAATTGATATGATTGCAGACTGGTATCATACATTTCCAAGTGCAACTGTAATTATTGGCAATCACGACCGTTTAGTTTATCGTAAGGCTTTTAGTAGTGGGGTTTCTAAACGTTGGATTCGTGATTATAAAGACGTGCTAAATACTTCGGGATGGGATTTTATGGAGAATATTGTCATTCACGAAA